AGGCACTGGCGCTTGGGAAGGTTACGGAAAAGGTGGTGCAGCTATGGCCCAACAACCAGCACAGATGATGCAAGAAGAAAAGCCGCAGGGCTTGCTTGGTGGCCTACTTGGTGGGCAGGGGCTGGGCCAGCGCATTGGCATGGGCCAAGACTTTGCAGATAAACTTGCGATGGCTGTTATGGCAGGCACAGGCGATGCGCGCTTGCAGCCACTTGTCCAGCAGCGTGCTGCAAGTATGCAAGAGCGTAAGGATGAGGCGAAGGAGCAGCGCAAGCGCAACAAAAGCCTTGAGTATTTGCAAAGCCGCGCAGAGGCGGGTGACGCTTTAGCTGCTGAGTACCTTGGGGCCGTATCAACTGGTGTACTGCCAGTTGGGGCTGGTATCGCATCCTACCTTGAGCAATCGACAAAGGTTACAAAGACTTCAGAAAAAGAAAAAAGTATTCAGCGACTAATCGATACTGGCATGGACCGCAACACCGCCACCCTAATTGTAGAGGGCGTTTTGGTGACAAGCAGGGACCCAATTACAAACAACGCTGTTGTTCTTAACAAAGCCACAGGCGGCACTGTTGGGCAGATTCCAGAGAAAGTGGCTGATGTGGTGGCTGATGTATCTGATACTGGAAAAACTGGCGCATTTGAGGGCTTGGACGTTTCATCTGGCCTTGGGCTTAAAGGATGGGCGTCCAGTATAGTCAATAAAGTCACAGACGCAGTTGGGGCTGGTCAAATTGCTGGCGAAGCTGGTGAGGTTGAGGCTGCACTTGACAACTTGCAGGGTAGAACAATTCTTATGTCTGGGATTGACGTTCAGGGAAAGCCATCGAACTTTACCAGAGACATAATTCAGCAAAGATTCACCATATCGCCATCTGAGCTTTCTACTGGTTCAGCAAGCGCACTGCAAACAGCAACTCAAATGGTTGACATGCTGGAACAAACATTGTCGGCAGTCAATTCAGCCGCCAGCGGGCAAGGTGGAGCATCCGCCCAGCAAGTGAAGGAAGCGCGGGCCAGCAAGAATGGAATTGAAAGTCTACTTGCTGACTATAGGTCACTCAAGAATGCCCTTGAGACAAAGGGCGGGGCAACTAACGCAGATCCATCCGCTGGGCTTTCTATCACAACATCGCCGCAGGATCAGTCACTTATAGATAAGTGGAGTAAACAGCCAGCAACAACTCAACCAAGCATGATTCCACCAGCATTTTAAGGGCAAATCTATGGCTGATTATACATATGAACAAGTTATGCAGGCGCTACGCGCAGCAGATGCTGCTGCCAGTTCTGGCGATCAAGCTGCGGCAGCAGATGCCCAGAGATTAGCGCAAATTGCAAGTCAGATGTCTCAGTCGCCAGCAGAGGTTGAGCAAGAAGGCCCAACATTTAAGTCAGTAATGGGCCAAATCAACAAAGAGATTGCTGAAGGTGTGGGTGGACTTGTTGACTTTATCAATCCATTTGACCCCTACACTGGTTCTGCGGTTGAGGGGCTAAAGTCAACAATGCGCGCTGGTGGAATATATGTGCCAGAGCGTGAAGCAGAGGGGATTGTAGAGCGTGCGGCAGCGGGAATAGGCCAAGCTGCGTCCGCGGTGGTCCCAGTAGCAAAAGGCGCTCAGATGCTACAAAAGGCTGGCGGGCTTGTTGGTCAGGTTGCGCGTCAAGTTGCGCCATCTTTAATGTCCACTGGCGGGGTCGCCGCTGAACTTGCCGCAGGCGCTGGCTCTGGTGCCGCGCAAGCCGAGGCTGAGCGCAGAGGGTATGGGGACGTGGGGCAGCAAGTTGCTGGCTTACTTGGCGGCTTTGGCACGGGCCTTGCCCCAATGGCGGCTCGCGGCGTTGGTAAGGCTGCGTCTGCCGCAGCGGATGTTTTGCCAGTAAAGAATATTGCTCGCGGCGTTGCGGCGCAAATCGCACCATTTACTAATACTGGCGGAAATCGCCTTGCATCGCAGCGATTCCAAGAGCTGGCTGGCGGCAAGGCTAGTGCCGAGGCACTTGCAGACCGAATGGGTGCTGAAAGCCAAATTGGATTAAGCCCAGCGCAAATGACAGGCGAGGAAGCGTTCATGCGCGCCGAAAGAAAGGCGATGGAAAGTGATCCAGCATTGGCTGCAAGAATTGAATTGCAGCGCGCGAACTCAGATGCGGCGGCTAAGGCAGCTCTTGGTCAGGATGGTGACGTGCGTCAAACGCAAAGGTTCTTGCAGGAGCGAGTTGCGTCATTTGAAAACACACTCAATGACTATGTAAAAGCTGCCCAAACAACTGCTGAGAGAAAGGCTGTATCGTCAAACCTTGATGACGCTTCCGCAAGCAAGATACTTGGCGAGGAATTGCGTCGCGCGCGCGATGCAGCGCGCCAAACTGAAAGAGGGTATTGGTCGAAAATACCGCAGGATGTTCTTGTGGACGTGCCTGAAACATCAAGCGTAGTTCTTAGCCAGAGAAAGGTACTTGGTGAATTTTTGAAGGGCGATATTCCAGAGGAGTTAGGCCGTTTCCGCAAAAAGTATGCGAAAAAAGACAAGCCAGTTAAAATGAAAGACCTTAACTCTTTATACTCCAAAATGAGAGCAATTCAGCGAGATGCAGTTTCTGGCTCAAACCCTAATAGAAATAAGGCCAGATTAGCTGGTGAGGTTGCTGATGCAATCTTATCTGACCTTGATAGTATTCAGCCACTAGATGACTTTGGCCGCGCTGTTTTTGAGGCACGCTCATTCAGCAAGCAGTTCCATGATAAATTTACGCGCGGGACAGTTGGCGACTTATTGCAGAAGAAATCTACTGGTGACTACAAAACGCCAATAGAATTGACGCTTGATAAATCAATCGGGCGCAAAGGGACTTTGGGTGAAATTGCCCAGCGCAACATAGATCAGGCCCTTTCTGGGACTGAGGGCGCTGCAAATGCTAAGAATGCAACCGCAGACTATTTGCGCAATAAGTTTAATGATCAGGCATTCTTGAATGATAAGTTTACTCCAGCACGGGCGCAAAAATTTATGCGTGACAGTGCGGCTGTTCTTGAAAAATTGCCAGAATTGCGCACAGAAATGATGGACGCAATAGCTGCGCAAAAGAAAGTTATATCTTCTGAGCAGCGTGCGGCTCCACTATCTAAGGCAGTTCAGCAAAGCACAACTGCGCGCTTTGCTCAAGCAAGTCCTGAAAAGGCTATTGATGCGGTAATCCAGTCAAGCGATCCGAGCAAAGCTATGGCTTCACTTGTGCAATCAGCTAAAAAGGATCAGACTGGCGCAGCGCTTGCTGGAATTAAGTCTGCACTGTCTCAGAAAATAATAAACAACTCACTTGAACGCCTAGCGACACCGCGAATTGAGGGGGGTCCCATCAAGGAGTTGCGCGGGACAAAGTTGGCTGATGTTATTGATGACGATACATTAGGCGCACTTATTCCGCAGGTATTAAGCCCATCAGAGGTAAATAGAATGAAAGTAATATCTGCTGAGTTGCAGAAACTTGATATGGCGCGTGTACGAGGATCAGTTGCTGGGGGCCTTGATCCATTTAGGCCAAACTCAACATTGTCAATTTTAGCCCGCGTAGTTGGTGCTAGAGTTGGCGCGCGACTTGGCGGTGGTGACATGGGTAGTTCGCTGCAAAGTGCGCAGATATTCTCATCAAGATTCCAGAGAATTTTGGAGCGTTTAACCAATGACAAGGCGCAGCAAATAATGATGAAGGCTATAGAGGATAAGGAGTTATTTCGCACATTGCTTCTAAACCCAACAGAGCCTAAAAATATGAAGCGAATAGAGCGATCTTTGGCTCCATACTTAGTAGGCACAGCCGCAGCAATGGAACAGGAACAATAAAATGCAGCCACAAGCAAAATCAAAACGTGAGATTGAGGGCATCGTTCAGGATGCTATGGCGCAGGCTGTAGACTTTGTTGAAAGCGAGATCAGCCAAGACCGCATTAAGGCTCAGCGTTATTTCGATGGTGAGACAGATATTGGGTTTGAGGATGGCCGCAGCAGGGTTGTGGCGACTAAGGTGCGTGACACCATTCGCGCAGTTAAGCCAAGCCTGATGCGTGTGTTTATGTCCACCAGCAAGCCCGTTGAGTACATGCCTCGCGGACCAGAAGATGTTGCGGCGGCTGAGCAAGCAACGCAATACATGCACTATGTGTTCAACCAGAATAACGGCTATCGCGTTCTTAATGATGCGTTTCATGATGCGCTAATTAAGAAATGCGGCATTGTTAAAGCGTACTGGGAAACAAGCTACAAAGCTGAGATTTATACATATGAAAATCTGACAGATGAAGAATACATGCTGCTGGTTTCAGATGATGACGTGACTGTGCTTGAACATGGCGTAGAAACAGTGATGACAGTTGATCAGTTTGGCGCTGAGATTGAAGCCCCAGAGCATTCACTTAAGATTAGCCGTCAAATGCCAGAGGGCAGCTTGCGCTTGGAAAGCGTGCCACCAGAGGAGTTTTTCGTCAACTCGCAGGCCCGCAACATTGATGACGCGTACATTGTAGCGCATCGCACTGAGATGCGTGTCGGCGAATTGGTGGCAATGGGCTTTGACTTTGAGGATGTTGCTGGCTTGGGCGGCATGTACGGCTCAGACGATATGACTGAAGCTGAGATGATGGAGCGTCAGGGTTTCGCTCAGGATGACTATGATGATGAGCCAGTAGACCCATCAATGCGCTTAGTTGCCGTAACGGAAGCCTACATGAAGATTGACGCAGATGGCACAGGCATTCCTGTTCTGCATCGCCTTATCTGCGGCGGCACAAACTATAAGCTGCTAGATGTTGAGCCTTGGGATGAAATTCCATTTGCTGTCTTTGAGGTTGACCCTGAGCCGCACACATTCTTTGGCCGCAGCCTTGCTGAAATCGTCATGGATGATCAGGATGCCAGCACAGCAATCTTGCGTGGTGTCCTAGA